CGAGAAGAATGTAGCACTGAACAAGAGACTCGCTGAGTCCGCTTCAGATGTAATTCTTGCCGATGTTTCTGAAGGTCTTGCTGACACTCAGAAAGAAAAGCTCGCCTCACTTTCCGAAAGTGTAGAGTTTGCAAGTGAAGCAGAATATCGTGAGAAGTTGGAGACACTGAAGGAATCTTATTTCCCTTCTAAAAAGTCTGCTCCAGCGACTGCTAAAACAGAGACACTCTCCGAAGGAGTAGATAGTTCACCTGAAACCGTATCCGGTTCGATGGCAAGTTATCTTAAAATGGTCTCAGCGATTAGCAAAAAATGAATTAAACATTAACGTAAACCTATTATTTTAAGCAAATGTTCCAATCAGAACAGTTGCAGGAAAAGTGGGCACCGCTTCTAGACTATGAAGGTCTTGATCCAATCAAGGATAATCATAGAAAAGCAGTTACCGCTGTCCTGCTCGAAAACCAAGAAAAGTTTTTAAAGGAAACCGCACAATTTGAAAATAGCGGATCATTCCTTACAGAAGCCGCACCCACTAACAGTGGTGGAAACCCACAAGGTTTCTCTGGCGCTGCAGCCGCTGCAGGTCCAGTTGCTGGTTTCGACCCAGTATTGATTAGTCTAATCAGACGTGCAATGCCTAACTTGGTCGCCTATGACCTTGCTGGTGTTCAGCCAATGTCTGGTCCTACTGGACTAATCTTCGCAATGCGCTCACGCTACAGCAGCCAGAGTGGAACCGAGACCTTCTACAATGAAGTCGATTCTGCATTCTCTGGACAACCTGGTGGTGGTGGACAACTCACCGCTGGTTGGACTGACAAGAACTCAGGTATGGGTACTACATCACAGAGTGGTGGAAACCCTGCAGTACTGAACCCTGTTGGTGGTGCTGGTTCACAGACTTCATACAACGTTGGTCAAGGTATGAGAACCGACAAGGCAGAAGCCTTGGGCGATGGTTCTACCAACGAATTCAACCAGATGGCATTCTCAATCGAGAAGGTCACTGTTACAGCGAAGTCTCGTGCGCTAAAAGCTGAGTACTCATTAGAACTCGCTCAAGACCTCAAGGCAATCCATGGTCTTAATGCAGAGGCTGAGTTGGCAAACATTCTGTCAACTGAGATCCTTGCTGAGATCAACCGTGAGGTTATTCGTACCATCTATAAGACCGCCGAGCAAGGTGCAGTCCAAAATACCGCAACTGCTGGTATATTCGACTTAGACATCGACTCCAACGGTAGATGGTCAGTTGAGAAGTTCAAGGGACTACTCTTCCAGATCGAGCGTGATGCTAACGCAATCGCACAAAGAACTCGTCGCGGGAAGGGCAACATCATCCTCTGCTCTGCAGACGTTGCTTCAGCCCTAACAATGGCAGGAGTTCTGGATTATACTCCAGCACTTAATGCTAACCTGAACGTTGACGACACAGGTAACACCTTCGCAGGTACATTGCAAGGTAAGTATCGCGTCTACATCGACCCATATGCTGCTAACATCGCAGCTGCCAACACAATGACTGGTAACCAGTACTACGTTGTTGGTTATAAGGGATCCTCTCCTTATGACGCTGGACTATTCTATTGTCCTTACGTTCCGCTACAAATGGTACGTGCAGTCGGAGAAAACACCTTCCAGCCAAAAATTGGCTTTAAGACCCGTTATGGTCTTGTTGCTAACCCATTTGCTGAGGGTACTACTCAAGGACTTGGAACTCTTAACGTTGATGCAAACCGCTACTATCGTCGCGTTGCAGTTAAGAACCTCATGTAAGAAGAAAGGATATATTCCTTTTTCATCAAAGAGACCCGCAAGGGTCTCTTTTTTTGTCTAAATAAAATTGTAAAGATCTATTACAACCCATGTTGTGTAAGGTAAGAAAAACTCTTAAAGAATACCGTGAGTGGCAATTAAAAATGTATAATCGTTGGGAAGATACATTGGAAGTAAGACTTGCTGGTATTAAAGCAGCTAAAACTAAATTAGAAGAGCAGATTAAAAGAGATGCTACAGAAAGACTTCATGATGATATACGTGAACAAGACTAAATAGTTAAAAACTTAGAAAAATGGCATACTACATTAAAAAACCAGCAATTCTAGTTTCTGGTGATGTATTCTATAAAGGTGATTCTACTTGGACTCAGATAAGTAGTCAGAAAGCAACCTATACTAAGGCACAAGCAGATGCAATGATTCTTAACCCAGACGGTAAGAATGGTGGATTCAGTGGTGCTACTGTTGTAGAAGAATAAATTAAATGGCAACTCGTACTTCGCCAGCCCCACGACCAGGCACTCCAATTGAGAATAGAAATTTTCTATCTCCAGTTGGTTTTAAATTTGCATTGAAAAGAGTACCTAAAGTTGCTTTCTTTTGCAATCAAGCAAATATACCCGATCTAACTTTGGGTGTAGCAGAGCAACCTACTTACTTAAAAAATATTCCAGTTCCTGGTGATAAGATTGAATTTGGTGATTTAAATTTAAGATTTTTGGTGGATGAGGATCTTGGTAATTATATGGAAATACAAAATTGGATTCGTGGATTAGGTTTTCCAGATACATTATTAGAATTTGATGAGTTGGAAGAGAGTGATCCTATGTGGAGAGGTGGTGGATTTGGACAATTTGCCAGAAGTGGTGATAAAATATATTCTGATGGTACTTTACAGATTCTTAGTAGTAATTTAGTTCCACAATTCCAAGTAGTCTTTAAAGATTTGTGGCCATACTCTTTGACAACTCTAAGTTTTGATGCTACAGATACTGACATAGAGTACTTTACAGCAGACGTATCTTTCAAGTATACTATATACGGACTTACTGATTTAGAAAATAATCCTTTATGAATGTTACTCTTGATAAACTTCAAGAGATGTGGGAAAAAGATGCAAAGATAGATCGCGATAATCTACACGAAGAATCATTAAATATCCCCTCTCTTCATGCAAAATATTTTGACTTATATAATACTATATTCCTTTTAAGAAAGAAAGCAGAACAGCAAAGGAAGAATATCCGTCATGAACGGTATGAGTATTTTAGTGGGAAAGCAGACCCGGAAGTCTATGCAGAAAATCCTTTTCCAAAGAAGATAAGAGATAAGGATACTATGCAGAAGTATTTGGATGCGGATGAAAAGTTATCCAATACTTCTTTAAAAATTGATTATTATGATACTATGCTTACATATATTGAAAGCATCCTTAAAGTAATACAGAATAGGACATATCAAATTAAGAATGCAATTGAGTTTATGAGATTCCAATCAGGACTAGGTTGACAATGCTTAATAAATACCCATAGATGCATGGGATAGTTGATTGACACTTCTGCCAATCTTGTTATATCCAAAGCGAATGAGGTATTTTTAAGAGTAGATACAAATCAACCTCATATTGAGTATGAGTTGAGAGATTATTTTACTTTTGAGGTAGAAGGCGCAAAGTTCATGCCTCAATACCGAAAACGTAATTGGAATGGAGAAATACATTTATTTGATATGAGATCTAAAAGGATCTATATCGGATTATTGGATAGGATTGTTTCTTTTTGTGAGAGAAGAGGATATAGTTATAAGTTTGTAGATAATGAATACTATGGTACTCCCTTTGAGGTTAATGAGGGAATATCATATGAAGGTGTTAAGGATTATATGACTTCCATATGCTCTCATCCCCCAAGGAAGTACCAAATTGAGGGAGTATATGATGCTCTAAGACATAATAGAAAGCTATTGATATCACCCACTGCTTCAGGCAAGTCTTTGATAATTTATTCTCTTGTAAGATATTATGTAGAGAAAGGGCAAAAAATCTTGCTAGTTGTTCCAACGACATCTCTCGTAGAACAGATGTATAAAGACTTTCAGGATTATGGTTGGGATTCTGAGTCATACTGTCACCGTATATACGCAGGAAAGGAAAGGACCAATGAATATCCCGTTACTATTACAACCTGGCAATCAGTCTATAAATTAGATAGAACCTTTTTCGAGGATTATAATGTAGTCATTGGGGATGAGGCTCACTTATTTAAGAGTAAGTCATTAGTATCTATAATGACAAAATTACACCATGCCAAGTATAGGTTTGGATTGACTGGTACATTGGATGGAACACAAACTCATAAGTGGGTATTGGAAGGATTGTTTGGACCTTCTTATAAGATTACTAATACAAAAGATTTACAAGATGCAGGACACCTTGCTCGATTAGATATACAATGTTTAGTTCTCAAACATCCTCCTCAAAAGTTTGAGACTTATCAAGATGAAATAGAATATCTTATTACCCATGAACAAAGAAATAATTTTATAAGAAATTTAGCACTAGATTTAAAGGGAAATAGTCTTATATTATACAGTAGAGTAGAAACTCATGGTCAAGTCTTATATGATTTGATAAATAAAAATAAGCAAAGTGATCGTAAAGTATTCTTTGTACACGGTGGTGTTGATGCTGAGGAGAGAGAATCCGTAAGGGAAATTACCGAGAAGGAGGAAAATGCCATCATCGTTGCCTCGTATGGAACCTTTAGTACTGGCATTAATATTAAGAAACTCCATAATGTTATCTTTGCCTCACCGTCAAAATCGAGAGTTAGAAATCTTCAGAGCATTGGACGAGTACTTAGGAAAAGTTCTACCAAAGTAAAAGCAATCTTATATGATATAGCAGATGATTGCACAAAAAACCAAAGGAGGAATTACACACTCAATCATTTTATAGAAAGAATTAAGATCTACAATCAAGAAAATTTTAATTATGAAATAATCAGCATACAATTAAGGGGAAAATAAAATTATGGCAATCGAAGATGATTTTTATGCAACAATAAAATTTAAGTCAGGCGAAGAAGTATTTGCAAAAGTAGCTGCGTCCGAGGAAGAGAATAGGACAATGCTTATCGTTCATAATCCAATTTGTGTTAGTGAAGTTAAAGCAAAAGCAGGAATAGTTGGATATAAAGTAGAACCTTGGTTAAAGACTACTAGAGAAGATATGTTTATTATTAATCTTTCAGATGTTCTTACTTTATCTGAATCGAATGATATAGAAATGATTATGATGTATCAAAACTTCTGTAGAGATTCACAAAGAGACCAGGCGAATCAAGCAAAATTAAATCGAAAGATGGGATATATTTCTACTGTAAGAGATGCTAAAGAGAATTTAGAAAAAATATTTAAACAAAGTCCTAAAGAACCTAAGAGCTCTCCCGATCAACCCTGACAGAGTTATTCTATTCATGATTTGATAACTTGTCAAGCCTATGTGGAAATGGTATAATAATACATAGTAGTGATAAAGACTCATGATAATGAAGGCGGGGACTATGGCTCGTAGAAAAAGGTCTGAACATTATGTTAACAACAAAGAGTTCCTTGCTGCACTTATAAAGTATCGTGAGGATGTTGAGATTGCAAAGATTAGGGATCAACCTAAACCAGTTATTCCAAGATATATTGGTGAGTGTTTTTTAAAGATTGCAAATCATTTATCATTTAAACCAAATTTTGTTAATTACATGTTTAAGGAGGACATGATCTCTGATGGAATCGAAAATTGCGTTCAGTACATACATAATTTTAATCCTGAGAAATCCCAAAATCCTTTTGCTTACTTTACGCAGATTATACATTATGCGTTTCTCCGCAGAATACAAAGAGAAAAACGCCAGTTAGAAATTAAGAATAAGATATTAGAGAAGTCAGGGTATTCGGAAGTTTTTGATGATAGTAATACCATTGATGGAGCAGGAAATTTCTCTGATTATAATCAGATAAAGGATGCTGTTCATTCTAAACTACGTAATAATTGAATGAAGATAGCAATAATAACCGATCAGCACTTTGGTGCGAGAAAGAATTCAAAACTTTTTCATGATTATTTTTTAAAGTTTTATAATGATGTCTTTTTTCCTCTCTTACATTCGGAAGGTATTACGACGATTGTTGATATGGGCGATACCTTCGATAGCCGTAAAGGTATCGACTTTTCGGCTTTATCCTGGGCAAAGGATAATTATTACGATAAATTGAAAGAGATGGGTATAACTGTCCATACTATTGTGGGCAATCATACTGCATATTATAAGAATACTAATGAGGTAAATGCAGTAGATTTATTACTTCGTGAGTATGAAAATGTTCATGTTTATTCAGAAGCAACTGAAGTAAATATTGATGGTTTAGGGATAATGATGGTTCCTTGGATTAATTCTGAAAATGAACAAAAGACTTTTAAGGCTCTTAAGAAGACTAAATGTCCAGTGGTGATGGGACATTTAGAACTTAATGGATTTAAAGTTAATAATATGGTGACCATGGATCATGG